GTAGTGATTAGGTACCTATAGTGTCTAATATACCAATTTTTAAAACTACACAACACATCATGACAGGTGAAGGCGAGCATTGGGATCCTAATTGGCTGGATTCCGATAACTTAGTCTTGCCTCCCAAACAACCTTGGGACTATAAGAGAGAAATGCAGGTAGAGGATGTAAACATCTGGGAACAGATTATGAATCCTTGGGCATTGGCAGTATTTGCTGCATGGGATCCATATGCAGAATTTTATCTTCTAAGGTTTGACAAAAACTATAATTGGGAAGGATGGTCAGAGCCGGGAGTTCCGCCAATGTTTAACTTTGAAACATATTACGGTCCCGGAGCCCATGACCAAGTTGTAAAAAGAATTCAAGAACTAAGCAAAGTATATGATGCTATTAAAGTTCCTAGAATGAATAATCTTTGGGTTGAACCTGAAAAAATGTGGCTATATCAGCCTCAGTCGTAAATATTATCTCTTAAAAATTCATAAAGCGTTGGTTGTTGATCAATAATTGATTGCCAATGCTTTCTTCTATTATTAAGAAAATCAATCTGTTCCTTGAAATGTATCTTATATTTGGCAGGTCTTTCCATCTCTCCTAATTTAGCAGTTACGCTATCCAGCGGATAATAGTTCATTCCTACCTGTATCCAACTATATCCTCCCACAATAGGAGCATTATGAACAAATGCTCTATTATCCATGACTGATTGGAAGACGCTAGGATTCTTTTTTGCCGTTGCTGACCAATCCTTGTTAAAATTTTCTTGCCAATATTCTGTATCCTGCCTCTTACTAAGGCTGTAGTGCATTGCTACAAATTCTGCAAATTCATTAAACATTTTTTTAGTTGCATAATTGTATCCTTCCTTATCCCAATGCGAAGGATTGCCTCTTTTCAATGCTCTTGTTAATTCAAACAAAAATTGATGGACGGTATATAATCCATTACTCTCTAATGGTTCGATAAATCCCGCTGCCAACCCTATGGCCACAACATTACCTACCCAAGTTCTTTCGTGTATTCCTACACGCATGGTAATGTTTCTAAATTCTAATTCTTCAATCTCATCATCTGTTCGAGGAATAATCATTTTATCAGATTTAAGATACTGTTTAAACTGATCAAGTGCATCTTCGTCAGTAACATATTTGTCAGAATAAACATGACCGGTTCCTAATCGACTCCATAACGGAATATTCCAAACCCATCCGTTATCAATTGCCGTGCAATTAGTAAAAGGTTCTAGTTCCTTTTGTTTATCTTTATAAGGTAATCTAGTTGCCCATGCCTTGTTATTAGGAAGCATGTCCGTATAACTTATGAAAGGTTCCTGTAATGCCTTGTCTAGTAACAGGCTTCTAAAACCTGTGCAATCTACAAACAAATCAGCATTGTGTGTCTCGTCATTATCTAGTGTTATGCTTATCTTATCTTTGGAAATTTTATTTGTAGACTCGATGTTTGCCTTTATAACTTTAACACCTCTAGGAACACAGTATTCATCTCTTAACCATGCACCAAACTTTGTTGCATCAAAGTGATATGCTAGTCCAAGATCACTGTCATAACTATTCATAATTTCATAATTAGGATTCTTAAAAAATTTATTATCCTTACACATCACTGCCTGGGGTGAGTAACATTCAGCAAAGTCTGTATTAGGAGTATCCGGATAAGCATACTTTTTAATTAACCAGTCATTCAAACCGTATAGTGTTCCTCTATTTTCCGGAATTCCAAAAGGATAAAGAAAACTTCCTGAATCTTTTTCATAGAAGTCGGTAAATTTAATGGATAATTTGTATGATCCATCTGTGTATTTTAGAAATGATTTTTCATCAATTTCTAGATAATTACAAAATTGTCTTAATCCATTAATTGTGCTTTCACCAACACCAACTATGGGAATATTAGGACTTTCAATAACCGTAATTTTGTGATTAGGATGATCCTTTATTAGCATCGCAGCACTCATCCATCCTGCAGATCCACCTCCAACAACTACTATATTCATTGTGTCATCTCCCTAATAGTGTTAATAAATTCTTTGTGTGGCATATATTTTGTATTTTGCTCGTTATACTGTCTATTTAATATAATGTTATTCACTTCTTCCTTCATTACGGAACTGCATGATTCGTATTCCTTCCTAATAGACTCTCTATCAAAAAGATCCAAACCATTCATTATCATAGTAAAGTTTTGTTCGTTATACAATATGTAATCCGATAAATCGCTAAAATCTTCTTGTATTGGTAACTTGTGCTTCCATATATCAAGCCTATCTTTTAAACTATCCGGTAACTTAATGGAAGCACATTCCTTCCAGAATTCTGTATTTTCCTTTTTTGTTACGTAATGTAACACAACAAAATCTCTAATATTCTGAAATATATCTTGAACTGATTTATTATAACTATCTATGATTTTTTCGTTATAATTTTCTAATCTATGTGTCAATAGAAAACATTGATGTATAGTAGCACCAATGCTGCTGGCCTCTAGTGGTTCGACAAAATTTGAAGTCAAACCTATAGCAACACAGTTCTTAATCCATGTTTTGTCTAATGCTCCAGGATCAAATGTAATGCATTTTGCAGGAACTATTTTTCTTCCGTAGTATTTTGACACTTCGTTTATTGCATTGTCTTCGTCAGTATGATTTTGATCAAAGATGTATCCGTTGCCAAATCTTCCCCACACCGGTGATCTAAATAACCATCCGTAATCCATTGCCTGTGATAATGTCATAAGGGGAATGTGATCCTGTTCCTCAGTTGGAAACACTATTGCTGCATTTTGTTTTAAATAATTTGAATAGGATTTCCACTTTGCTCCTAATTTATCTATTAAAATTCTTTTAAACCCTGTGCAGTCTATATAAAAATCATATTGATATTCTTTTTCTTGGCTCTTAATGACTTTTATTCTTCCGTTTTCATCCAATACCACATCGTTTATAATATCATCAAAAACTTGAATATTCTTTTCAAGACATATTTTTGTCAGATAGTCGCCTAACTTAAATGTATTAAAATGATATTGATTTGCTGGATATAAATTATTTCCTAAAGATTGAGAATCCATTAATCCATTATTGATTGCTGGTGAAACTAAATCTCCTCTTCCTTCACCGATAACTTTTCCGTATAATGCTCTATACTGTCCATACTTTACATTGTAAGGACTTTGTATTGAATGATAATAGGTATTTGTATTCCATCCTTTAAATTCTATTCCGTATTTTAATACAGCATCACAGTTTTTAATCATATCAAACTGTTCTATTCCTACAAAATGCATAAACTCCCGCCAGTGCTCTGTGGAACCTTCTCCTACACCTATTGCTCCTATCTGTTTAGAAGCAATAATGTCGACTTGATATTGATTGAATTTAGTTTTTAATATAAGGGCAGCAATTAATCCTGCTGTTCCGCCACCAACTATTGCTATTTTCATTTCATTATTAACCAAGTTACCACTGCATACTTTGTGCCTGATAATACAGGATGGGCAATGTGTGCATGAGAAAAATAAGAAGGAAAAATAATTAAAGAACCCTTGGGCATTTTTAATTTTAAATCGTAATACACAAATTCTAATTCTCCACCTTCATAATCGTCATTAAGATATAGAATACAACTAAGAAATCTATCACTACCAGGCATTCCGTCAACATGAGCATCAAACTTTTGACCTCCGGAATATTTTAACATCATATACCATTCGTGAGTATGATCCACTCCTAATATTCGATGCCTATACATATATGAGTGTGAATACGGTTCCATTATATCTGCTATTTTGTTGTGTAATTGCTGGGCAACTTTGTTGCCTTGATCTGCATAATGAGTAATGCCTGTGTGTAAATTCGTTCTTATGCTATCAATTCCCTTGTAATCATATCCCCGAATATCTGCTCTTTCCCAGGACATGCTAGATGAACTATTGCATTCTTCCTCAACTATTGAGATTGTTTTCTCGGGATCCTGCCAGGCATTATGAAATATTTCAATACCTCCTTGATAAGCAACGTCGGGTTTAATATCAACTGGATCCATCATTCATCTCCGTATATATTTTGTTTCAGATATTGATAAAGGCTTGGAGCATTTTTTGCAGCAGCATCCCATTTATTCTTCTTCAGATTAAATTTATTAAGTGTGTTATCAATATAAGGTTTTATATCTCTATTATTAACGGCATGCAGTTGATCAACTTTGTTAAAAACAAAATGATTCATACCAACAGAAATATAAGTTATTCCGTTTTCTGGAGGAGTTAATCTTCCTAGCATTTTTCTAAACTGAAAATCTAAAAATGTTGCACCAAAAGATGCAGGTGCGGCGCTATTAAAAGGATACGCATCTCCATCTGACATTTCAGGAGAGTATGTCCTTTTGGATATGTCTTGCCAATATTTTGTATCTTCCCTTACGCTCAGTGCATAATGCATCGCAATAAATTCTGCAAGATCCTTGAATAAACTAGATGTAACAGAATTGTATGTGTCAATATCTAGTTTTGTAACCTTTCCTCTGAGTAATGTTTTAGCAAGATATTGTAAGAATACCATTACTGACATTAATCCATTTCCTTCTAAGGGTTCAATAAATCCAGCGGAAAGTCCTAGAGCAACTACATTCTTAACCCATGTTCTTTTGTGTAAACCTATTCTCATGGGAATTTTTTGAAATTCCAAATCTTTTATTTCTTCTCTTGTTCTAGGAATCACCATCTTGTCAGAACAAATATAATCCTTAAATTCTTCCAGGGCTTGTTCATCACTTACGTATTTTGTAGAATAAACATATCCTGATCCTAGCCTACTCCATACAGGAATATTCCATGCCCATCCATTTGATAAAGCCGTGCTATTTGTAAATGGCTGTAGTTCTTTTTCCTTGTCCTTATAAGGTATTTTGGTTACCCAGGCAGCATCATTTGGTAGCATATCTGAATAGGACGAGAAAGGTTCTTTTAGTGTCTGGTTGATAAGAAGTCCTTTAAAGCCTGTGCAGTCTACGTAAAGATCGGCTGTGATTCTTTCACCGTTAGATAATGATAATCCAACGATTCCGGTTTCATCGCTCTCCACATTATCAACAGAAGTTGATAATAATTTAACGCCCCTGGGTAAACAGTATTTGTCACGCAACCATAAACCAAACTTTGTTGCATCAAAGTGATACGCAACGTCTGTTTGTTTATTCCAATTACCAAGTTCTCCGTTGTTATCCATAAACTTGTTATTTTCGTATAGTGCTGCTGACGGAAAATAAGATCTTGCAAAATCGTTCACATCTAACTCTGGATAAAATGCTTTTGCTTCCAGCCAGTCTGCGAGTCCGTAATTAGTTCCTTCTAAATCAGGTGTTCTAAAAGGGTAATGGAAGGATCCACTATCAGTATCGTAAAAGTCAGTAAAACACACTCCCATTTTATAACTAGCATCACAGTGTTTCATAAATTCATCATCTGTGATTCCTAAATAATCTCTAAATTGTGCAATAGAAACAAAAGTAGATTCTCCAACACCTACTGTTGGGTGATCTGGGCTTTCAATAATAGTTATATCCATATCCGGATATGTTCTTTTTAAAAATGCAGCACTCATCCACCCTGCAGATCCGCCACCGACAATTACTATATTTTTAACAGTTAACACTTTTTACTCCACTAGGTTGTCTTTTATTTCTTTTAAAATTAATTTTTTCGT